GAGTCGTAGCCCAGCACCAGCACATCGGTAAGCTCCTTCATTAGGGCTGAGTTCAGCGCTTGCTCGGCTGTGTAGTTGACGCTGGCTGGCAGCGCGATAACAGTCATGTTGTTCATATCTTTTCTCCTTCTCCGTCTTTGCGGTTGATCTCTACAGCGGCGTGCTTGTAGTAGTTGTGGTATGGCGAGGCTTTGTTGTGCATGTACAGCATCAGGTTGGTGATGCGGCGGCGCTCATCAGCACGGACAAGTTCGGCAAAGCGTTCAAGGAACTTAGTGGTAGGCGCAAAGCCACCAAGCTCTCGGGTCATCTCAGTGATTGTTTTCATATCAGCAAGCTCCATATCCAGACGCCAGTAAAGAAAATCAGGATGCAGGCGACAGCCAGCACCACCATGATGCCGGTCAGCATCAGAGCGCCAACCGTGTGCCACTTTTCCGGCACTGGCTCGATGTCAGGTGGTATCGCCGGATACGGCTTAACTTTGCGGCGCTCCATCACCGCCGTGTCGTACTTGCAGTCCCAGATGCACTCGGGTAAATGCGGGCAGTCAACTCGCCCCGTGTCGCAGTAGCGGCGGGTCATGCCGTCCTCGCTTTCAGCATGTAGTCTGCCATACCATATGAGCGCTCGGCAGAGGAATCAAAATCGTGATTGCGCCGCCAGTCGGGGTCTGACAACATTGCCTGCATCGCCTTGGCCGCAAAGTAGTCGCGCAAAGTCATGCCCTGATGAATGTACCCATCGTTTGTGTTTACAACTTCAGTTGGAAACGCTGGCCCACCTGTATCTTTAATCATGCTGCCTTCTCCTCAACAGCCGCGTAAGCCTTCAGCCGCTTAATCCGATTCTTGTTGTACGCGACCAGCGCCTGCGCGTACTCCACGCCGGTCTCAGCCCGCAGTAGCGCGTGTTCGGCCTCGGCCAGTTCGGCAGCAATGGCTTGGGCTGGTGTGATCACTTTAAAAATGTCTTTGATGTTCATGGTTGCTTTGCCTCCTGTAATAATTCGATTCGTTCGCGGCTGACCCGCAGCGTGTTGTAGCGCTGATGCAAACGCTGCAAGACCGACACGCGGCGCTGGTTCTTGCGCTCCTCCATCAGCATCTCCAGCACCCGCGTCTCATCCAAGGTTCGCAGTTCTGCGTTAAGGCTTCGCCATGTAGTTGTCAATTTTGTTCTCCAATCGAATGATAATTTTTGTCAGTCTGACGACAGTTCGTATCGCCGCGTTTGCTTCCCTATCCCGTATCCTCAACTCAGCCCGCGCGGCCTTTAGCTGCGCCTTCCATAAATCAATCCGTTTCATTTCAAAGCCTCCAATGCAATGTCCGACAATGCGCGCTTGTCATGTAGCGCGCCCCAAATCTTCCCGTCAATCGTCTTGTGCGTCAGCAGGATGTAGCACCAGACGGGGTTCTTCTGGCCGCTGCGGTGCAGCCGCCCGATGGTCTGCTCGTAGAGTTCCAGCGACCACGGCAGCGACAAGAACACGATGTGGTGCCCGCCGTGCTGCAAGTTCAGGCCGTGGCCGGCTGACTTCGGATGCACCAGCAGCAACTCGACTTGGCCGGCGTTCCAGCGCTCAATGGCCTTGTCATCGTCCAGCGTCTGCGCGCGCGGAAACCGGCGCTTAAGTTCTGCCAGTTCTTCTTGGTAGTTGTAGACCACCAAGGTGTTGGCCCGCTGGTTCTCGGCCAGCAATTCTTCCAACCGGTCGAACTTGTGGCCGGACGACCAGACAGGGCCGTTGTCGGTGTACAGGAACCCGCTAGCCATCTGTTGCAGCTTCTGCGTCACGACGGCCGCGTTGACGGCCACGACGCGGGCGTCGGGAAACTCCAGCACGAATTCCTTCTTGAGCGTGTTGTAGTCCGTCATGTCCATGTCGCAACGCAACTCGACTGTGTGCAGCGGCGGCAGCTTGTCCTTGTACTCGCCTGGCTCCAACAAGAACGTGGCCGGCTTGATGCGCTCCATTACTTGCGGCAGCGCGTTAGCGCGCGGTGCCCAGTCGCCGTACTCTTTGTTGATTAGGATAAAGTACTGCTGCTGAAACGCGCCTTTGCTGCGGCCCAGTAGCGACTGGTCAACGATCTTGCACTGGCCGAACACATCCTCAAGACCGTTGCTGGTAAACGAGCCGGTCAAGCCCCAACGAATGTTAATCTTGTCGATGACCTTGTTCAGCGCCTTGAACCGAGCGCCGGACGGGTTCTTCAGCTTGGTCAACTCGTCGTAAACGATGCCGTCAATGTGCGCTAGGTTCTGCGTCGCCAGCCACTGGATGTTGTCGTAGTTGGTTACGATGATCTGCGCGCCGCCGCCGAGCGCTGCCGCCCGCTGCGCTGGCGTGCCGACGGCCACGGCCAGCGTGCAGCCAGGTGCCCACTTCGGCTGCTCGACCGGCCACACGTCGGTGCAAACGCGCTTAGGGGCCAGCACTAGAAAACGCTTGACCACGCCGTCAGCCAGCATCGCCTGCATGGCCGTCAATGTAATCGCTGTCTTACCTGCGCCCACGGGTGCCAAAATCATGGCGCGGTCGTGTTCGTACAGAAAGTCAGCCGCTGTCTCTTGGTATGGCCTTAACTCCATTGCGCCGCCATCGCGTCAGCGATGCCCTGATAAGTTTCGCTGCGAATCTTCCAGCGGTCTTTGGATGGTGGCAGTTTGTTCTGGCCGCTGGCGGTCTGATTTGCCCAAGTCATCTTAGGCGCTGGCGTTTCTCGCGTACCAAACATGACGCCATCGACAAACTTAATGGTCGCTTCGTCTTCGTGCGGGCCGATGCAATCGCAGTCACCGTAATGCGCGTTGTGTTCGGGGCAAAACGGCTCACCGCAGTCGCCGCACTCAAGCATGTCAGCAGCGCCCATAACGCGCTGCCAACCTTTAGGAGCTACGACTTGCGGGTAGTACATTTCCAACTTAGGTAAATTCTTGAGCCACAAGCATGTCTTTTTGCTGGCGTCGTGATTAAACCACCACGGTTGGATGATCTGGTCTGGTTTGCGGATGCGGCTGCTGATAACGCTGATCGGGTTTTCGACAGCAATACGCTCGACAGGCGCGTCCATCAGGCGCTGCACGAACGCCAGCGCGTCTTCGGTCAGTTGTGGGTCACGCAGGCCGCGTGTCGTCCAGTGCATTCCACTGACAGACAGGTAGGTGCATGGCGGGTGGGCGACCATCAAGTCCCAGCCGTCATTGATGATGTCAAAGACATCGCCTTGGTAGTGCGGCCCTGGCGCGTCGGTCGGCAGCAGATCACAAGACATGGCGTCGTGCCCACGCGCAATAAATGCGTCACGGACACGGCCACTGTATTCACACGCGATTAAAATTTTCATTAAGCCACCCATCAATTTGTTCTTTGTTCCACAGGCAAACGTAGTTCTGCTTCATGCGTGCCATGTCCGACATGAAGACCTTTTGCAACGCGGACAGCCGGCCGCCTTCGGTCTTGACCTCAACGAACCAGGTCTGGCCGTCAGGTAAGCACACAATGCGGTCAGCCACGCCGCGATGCGCGGGACTGGTGAATTTGTAAGCCACACCGCCAAGCGCTTTGACGCGATCAACGAGGTAGCGTTCGATTTGTTTTTCAAGCACGATGAGCAAACCCGTCTGCGGTCACAAGGCCGTTAGGCTCTAGCTCGACCAATATGGTCTTCTCATAGCTGACGATGTTCACGCAGCTTGGGTTCTGCCCGTGTTGTAGACAGTACTCGCGCAGGGCGGCTTGCAGTTCCGCAAGGCTGATTTCGATGGTGTGTGTTTTCATGGCCGCAAGTCTACACCATGTAAAAAAGATTTGCACAACTTATTTTCGTGTGCTAAGATCAAGGCTCACAAACTAAAGGACAGTAATGCAACACTCAAAGATCGTCGGCGGCTCCAGCGCTAAGCGCGTGATGGCCTGCCCAGGCTCTGTGGCTTTGGTGCAGAAGATGCCGCCCAAGCCCAGCAACAGCCACGCCGATCAAGGCACACTGCTGCACGACATCATCAGCGAAATTCTTGAGAAAGACTTGGCCCCTGAGTCGTTCCTTGGCCGCAAGTACGAAGGCGAAGTCTTCACGCAAGACCTGCTGGACGACAAGCTCTTGCCGGCGCTGGCGCTGCTCGACGAGGTAGACCTTGACAAGACCATGCTGTACGAAGTCGAGACGCGCGTTGGCTTTGCTGACCTGCTGCCTGGCGTGTTCGGCTCGACCGACCTGATGGGCCGCATCGGCGGCAAGGCCATCATCCTCGACTGGAAGTTTGGCTCTGGCGTTGCCGTGTCGGCTGAAGAAAACGAGCAGTTGATGTTCTACGCAGCAGCCGCTATGCGTACCCCGAAGGCGCAATGGGTGTTCGACGGCGCAACAGAGATTGAGCTG